TGGTGAGGTACGCGGAAACACCAAAGAAGGGAGACATGATTGTTTTGAGTTCTGGAGTTTCTCGGTATTTCAACAACAAACCTCTCAATTTCGCCAAGCCTGGTGAAACGGAGGTGAAGAAGGTTGTTCATCGATATATCAAATATTCCATGGACACGACATATGGCGATTGTGGAGCACCCATTGTGAATTTGGACCCGAAAAGTGCGCACAAGATCTGCGGGATTCATGGTTTTACCATGTGTTCTGGTGTACCTGAGTTGTTGATGAACGGTGGTGTGATGGTGACTCGCGAAATGGTGAGTCAAGCAATGGCCGATATTCCCAAAAACTATTGGCCGGATATGCCCCCAACCAAGACGCAAAAGGTGGTGGATGGAGCAGCCATGCTACAGTGTTCAATTGAACCCCGATATCTGCCCTATAAGACAAATTTTGTGAAAAACCCGGGTGCGGACGAGTTGGCGAAAGCGATTGGGACAACGGTGAACACGAAACCCGCTCATCTCAGACCTGTTGACATTGATGGAGAACGAGTGGATCCTATGGTGAAAGGTTTGAAGAAAGTACTGCGATCGAACCACGCTATTGATCCGAAAGATATCGATGATTTGCGTGAATTCCTGATTGGTCATTTACTTCAGAACTATAGTGGAAGCCAAAGGAAGGGAAGGATCATAGGTATGAATGAAGCGATCTTTGGATCAGAAGATGTGGAACCATTGGATCTGTCAACGTCACCGGGATTTGGGTGGAAGTGTGAAGCAGGCAAACCAGGAAAAACAACGTGGTTTGACGCAGAGACAAAGAGTATCCACCCGGATTTTGTGCATGTGTATAACGCGAAATGGGACTCCTATCGATCTGGAACAACTGATTACCCAACCATTTTTAGTGCGACTTTGAAGGATGAACGACGGCCGATCGAGAAAGTTGATCAAGGAAAAACACGTATTTTCTATGCGGGACCCCAAGATTTTTCCGTGATGTTCAGGAGTTACTTTCTGGATTTCATGAATTATCTTCAAGACAATCGCATTTACAATGGCACAGCTGTTGGAATTAATGCATTGGGACCTGAATGGACAGATATGTATAAGTACTTGAGATCTTTCTCCCCGACCGTGTTGGCTGGTGACTTTGAGAATTTTGATGGGACGAACGCGCTGGCTTTCCAGGATCTTTTTGTTGATGTTGCTAGTGCTTTTTATGATGATGAGCACGATTGGATGAGATGGAGATTGTGGCGTGACGTGACTCATGCGAATGTAGCTTTGCGTGACTGTGTGATTTCTCTGGAACATGGCATGGCTTCAGGCTGTCCCGCGACAGCTGTTGCCAATTCAGTCTACAACTTGGCTGTGTGTTTTTACTCGGCTGGGAAGATCATTCAGGAAGCGGACAACATTACTTTTGCGAAGGCCTTGCAGAAAGTGCGAGATGTTGTTCGCCCTGTGACGTATGGAGATGATTCTGTGATTGCCGTGAATGTTGATGCGCCGTATGATTTTAACCAATTCAGTGCGAAGATGAAAACCATTGGGATGACTTACACCAGCGAGGACAAGACAGGCCCCGCACGTTTGAAGCCTTTGGAAGAGGCAACTTTTCTGAAGCGTGGTTTCAAAATTCAGTGGGGTGCGTTCCGTTTGGGACACATAGAGAAGCAAACTATCCATGAGCTTTTCTTTTGGCATCGAGATCACTTGGATCATGACACTCAGATTGTGACGAACATCGAGAATGGTTTGCGCGAGCTAGCAATGTGGAATGATCAAGAAGAGTATGATCGTGTGGTGAG